CCCGAACTATCAGTATTCGCCCACTAAAAAATATCAACTATCAACCATCGCGCATACAAACTCCCAACTGCTAACTCATCAGCCGCATCACCACCACCAACTGTAGCATCAATAGTCGTGGTATTATTCTGAAACAATGCCACAACATCAGAAGAATCAAACCCGTCCACGGCACATGGATTAGTCCAATTTGACGATTTAAACGGCGCAGGCTCTATCGGTTTAGCTTCTTTCGTAAAACCAAAATAATCAGCCATACTTGAAAAACTGGCAGCACCAGCTGCAATAGGCCCCGCCAACGGCGCCAACATAGGTATTGTCGTAGCCAATGTAGCTATAGACGCAACAGTTTTACTAGTTTTAGATAAAAACTTCGATTCACGTAAATCACCAACTTTCTCCATCACAGACTTCTTCTTCCCACCTGTTTTTGGCTTCGCAGACTGCACCACAGGAACTCCAAGCTCATAATCCTCAGTAAAACGAGCATAAACCTTAACAGTACCCGATACTGAATTTGAATTAACCGAATTCTTAATTGAACTAAGGCACCACACAACAATGCGCCAAGCATCACCACGATCAGCTATCTGTGTCGTAAGCGAGTAAGCATCTACAGGATAAACAAATGGCAATCTCATCACTACGGTATTACTCTTTGAAATATCAATCAGCGCGTGAATACCCTGCGTCGCTGTATAAACCGTATCATAAGTAGAATTATCCATCTCATAAAAAGTTCCACCTCCACCTCCTCCAGCAGACGGAAACGGTCCTAAACGTCCACCCTCTGGCAACGCCTGAACCAAATACATGCCATAGGCATTCGCAGGACACGTAGTCACAACGATCACCTCAAGCGTTCCTCGAACTATACCAAAGTGTACGGCAATACCAGAAAAGGCATCCGTACCAAGAAAAGCTTCTGTAGGATACACAGAAAACAATGGCGTTAACGCCGTATCCGAAGTCTGCACTATCGTCTGCGCAATCTGCGCAGCTCTCTCAGGGATAGAATTCGGGCCAATCGAATGTTGACTGGTCCATAACTTCCTATCCTCAGTGGTCGACTCACCAGTCACCACATCCGCACGCTCAAACGTCATTTGAGCCACATCATTACTAATCACATCTATCTGACCCACATGGGGGTCTGTCGACAATTGCTTGGAAACATCCATTCTTCAACGGGGGGCAGCTGTTTGTATATTAGGCTCCTCAAACAGCACAGGAGCATCAAACATTCCATGTTCCAGAAAAACCTCCCTAGTAGACACCATCCATTTCGGATAACAGTTCTCCTTAAACAATTGATCTAGTTCACCATAACTATACAACTTCAAGAGAGGATTGGATTCCAAACCAAGTGCCACAACAATAGCTCTCAGTTTAATATCCCATCTCTCAAACACCTCCTTACCATGAAAATATAATTCCCGATTCGCATTCCCAACAAGAACCGAATAGTGATCAGGTTTTGACAATTCACTTATCTCAACACAGACCAACATCTTAACTATACTTTTCATCTCCAATCTAGCTTTCCAGCGCCCTTCATCATAAACAAAACGACGTTTAACAAAACTACAATCGGTAAGACTCAAGAAATCACTCAGATTCCCAGTCTTTTCCGTATTAGTATAAACTTGCCCAATACTTGCAAAACCCTCAGTTAAGCAGTCTGGCGTAAACCAATCACGGATCAACTCACTCACTGCACCCAGGTTATCATCCCCAACAGTAACAAGACCAACATAATCTCTAAACCACATCATAGATAAGAGACACTTGATCCTATACTTATGAAAACAGTATCGAAAACCCAAAGAATTCCCTATATCGTTATCAGCCAATGTACCCTGGAAACCTGACGGTTCACCAAAGCACATCAGAACAATATCATTCTTAATATTTCGAATCGTGTAAATTGTCCCCAACAATAAACACCACGTCCCCATTCTTCTTTCCTTAGGAATAGCAGTATATTCTATAATTCCCATATAAACACTACAAGTATAAACCCCCCTCTCAGAAGACTTTGTTATATCATACCACACAAAATCACCAGCAACAAAACCTCGAACGCGCTCATCAACATACTTTCGAAAATGTTCCATAAGACCCTCAAGATCCAATGAATTAACATTCTTTCCTGCAAATGTTTCAAAAAATTCCCAGTTTTCAAGCATAAACACATATATCATACCAAGCCTCTTTTTAGCCACAAAATTAAAAGCAGCAGGCATAGTTTGAAACACACGAATCTTATGCAATAAATTCTTATCTACACTAACAGGCTCATCCTTAAGCGTATGATAACACACCGGAACATAAATCAAGCCACTATCAAGAACACTCTCAATATCATCAATCGCTTTCCGAAAAGGATCAGACATCACAAATGTTTTTGTCTCATGGTCTACCTGTATAAAAAACTTTTTTGCCTTATGAAAAGGCGGCCCCATTGAAGTTTTTAAATTCAATGGATTTATACGACCGGGTATTCCAAAAACAACCTCATTATCAGTTAACTCCC